AAGTATGTAGACGTCATAGTACAACGCTACTGTGACTATGTAGGAGATTATAAGGTTATTAAGAACGGAAAAGAGATAACATGGCAGGCAAAATAAAAGAAGGTAGACCAACAGTGATGACCAAAGAGACCCTGAATAAACTAGAGGAAGTATTTGCTATTGGTGGAAGTGATACAGAAGCTTGTTTTTATGCCGATATTTCACCACGAACTTTATATAAGTATCAAGAGGAACACCCAGACTTTATTCAGCGAAAAGAAGCACTAAAGGAAAAACCAATATTAAAAGCTAGGCAGACTATAGTAAAATCTTTAGATAACCCCCAACAAGCTCAATGGTATTTAGAGAGAAAGAGAAAGAAAGAGTTTGCTCAACGAATAGAGAACACAGGAAAAGATGGAGAAGCCCTACCAACACCAATACTAGGAATATATGTACAGCCTAACAACAGCAACACAGAAAGTATCGAAGCTCCAAAAGAAGATTAGAGCTATTCAAGGAGGTACTTCAGCTAGTAAGACTATATCAATCTTATTAGTTCTTATTGATCTAGCTCAAAGAGATAAGTCAGCAACCCTAACATCAGTAGTAGCAGAATCAGTCCCCCACTTAAAGCGTGGAGCTATGAGAGACTTTAAGAACATTATGAGAGAGCATGGCTATTGGAAGGAATCTAAGTGGAACGCTACAGATAGTATTTATACATTTGAAACAGGTTCACAAATGGAATTCTTTTCAGCCGATCAACCAGATAAATTACGAGGAGCAAGACGAGATAGACTTTTTATAAACGAAACAAACAACATAACACTAGACGCTTTTGACCAATTAGAGGTGCGTACTAAAGAGTTTGTATTCTTAGACTGGAACCCGACTAATGAGTTTTGGTTCTATACAGACATTTTGAATATCAGAGATGACGTGGAGCATATTATTTTAACCTACAAAGATAACGAGGCTTTAAGCGAACAGATCATCAACTCAATCGAACAAAGACGTAATAGAAAGGGTTGGTGGAAAGTGTATGGAGAGGGGCAACTAGGTGAAGTAGAAGGTAGAATATATACAGGCTGGCAAGAAATAGAATCAATACCGCATGAAGCAAGACTTGAAAGATACGGTTTAGACTTCGGGTGGAGTCCTGACCCAGTAGCTATTGTTGCTATTTATTATTATAATGGTGGATATATTTTAGATCAGGTGTCTTATCAGTTAGAGATGAGCAACAGAGAGATCGCCGAGACACTTAAAAACCTACCCAAAGCCCTTGTAATAGCTGATAGTGCTGAACCTAAGAGTATTGCTGAAATAAAGATGTACGGGATAAATATAGTCCCAACCAATAAGGGTGCAGACAGTATCAGACATGGTATTAAAACTGTCCAAGACCAAAAGATCAGCGTCACCAAACAGAGTTATGATCTGTTAAAGGAATACAGAAACTACTTGTGGGCTGTAGATAAAGAAGGTCGAGTTATCGCTGGTGTACCAGAAGGGGACAAGGATCATGGACTAGACGCTATACGCTACGCTATGAGTTCTCTTATCCCAATTATAAGACGTAGAGAGATGATACCGCCAATGCCATCATCAACTCACAGGAAATCTAACATCGCTGTATAATATGGAAGAAAAGATAATAGAAATAGACGAGTTTACTATGATTATCCCAGAGTGTTGTCGAGAAGGTTGGGATAGTTGCCCTCACGTTATCAATCGGCCTAAAAAGCCAACTAAAAGAAACATCGGACTATGAAAATAAAACCAAGTGAACTACCAGAGCTAGAACCTAATCCGATATTTAAGGACTTACCAGATCACGTTAAAGATGTGAAGACTTATAAAAAGATAGAGAAAAGCCTAGCTGATGCAGTTCTATCAGATCATCAACACAAGTCAGTAAAGGAATATGTTAAATGTGCTAGGTGTAATGCTAAGAGAGATAGAAGGAAGGCTTTGATTAAAGAGTATGGTTTTACATCAGTAGAACAATACATGGAGTGGAAGCGAGTTATGCAAATTATTATCAACGAGAAAGACTTTCAAGTACAATGAAAATAACAAAAAAGCATATAGAGAGTAAGTTAAAGGATCAGATCGTATTATTAAATGATATTGTAAAGATTAAATTAGCACCATCAGAGATTGAAGGTGTGGGTGTTGTAGCTATGAGGGATATTAAAAAGGGCGAAAAGATATACGCTGACTCTATTCCTCACCAGTTTGATCTGCCATACGCTAAATTTAAGAAGCTAGATAAAGAGATAGCTGAAATACTACTAGGTCACTTTCCACTTATCACCAAAGGTTCACACTTCCTATACCCAGTGACTAAGTTTACTGCCTATCTAAACCATTCTGATAAACCTAACTATGACGCTAAGAATGACGTAATACTTAAATCAGTTAAAAAGGGAGAGGAGATTACCGAGGACTACAGACTAATAGAAAATTGGGAGCAAATCTTTCCATTCTTGAAACAATAAATTGTTTGACAATTGAAAATATGTTATAATACTAACTACTTATGACACACAACTGCATAAAATGTGGAAACTCCTACGAAGATACTGACTTAGAACCTTACTACTGTTCTACTTGTATTGAAGCTAAAAACAAAATAGCAGAAGAAGTAGACAAGAAGATGGCTCTAAGGGGTAAGAAAGAAGTTAAGAGTGCTTTACAAGAATACGATGAAGCCCAGAAGGTGCATGGCTTTGTCCAAGTAAGTCTATAAATGGCAAAAACTACACCCAAACCAAAAGAAACTAAAGAAAAGAAACCTAAGTATAGTGTTTCTGTTTTAATGGCAGGCAAGAAGTTTGAATCTAACGGAGCTACCTTAGAAGAAGCACTAACTAACCTTAAAGTAATGGGAATTGCTCGATCTAAAGTTGTTGTTACTGTCTCAAACGGTAAAGAGACTAAAGAGCGTGTTTTACTTCCTTTCACTGTGAACAAACTAATCAGTCTATCACCGTCAATGAAACAGATCGCAGTTAAGCAAATAGCAATCTTATTTAACCTATAATGAACCCATCAATCTACTCTTACGTTAAGTCAAAGGAAAATGACTTTGAGTCTGACGAAATTCGTATTGGTGATAACTGGAACTGGAACTTTAGAAACCATGTACAGCTTATCTTTCACCTAAAGAATGGCATATTTTATACAGGTGAGAACAACTGGCTAAGGGCTTTCAAGAACATCATGGAGCCAATCCTTAATCTAGCCTACTGGACAGAGGACTTGGAGGTTAAAGATGTCTTATTCTACATCGAAGGTAAAACCAACCGAGTATTATCTTTCCTTATCAAGAAGTACCACGATGAGGTTTATGTTAAAGAACATGACCTAGATACATTGTTTGATGAAATTACCGAATCAGATATTGATTATGGTGCTGTTTTGGTACAGAAAACTAACAAAGGACGGCCAGAGGTGATTGAGTTAAATACTATTGCTTTTTGTGACCAGACAGATATGTTAGGTGGCCCGATTGCCTTCAAGCACGCTTTCTCACCAGACAAACTACGAACTATGTCTAAATATGGTTGGGGAGATAAAAGCAAAGGAGCTACTATTACCCTTGACGAACTTATTACTCTAGCAACATTTGATAAAGACCCATTTGGTATTCAAGATACCAAGAAGAACGAAGTACCTGGAAAAGTTATTGAGGTATATATATTACGTGGGAGTCTACCAGATCACTACCTAAATGATAACGATAACTTTGATCTATACTACAACCAACTTCACATTATTGGTTACTACGTTGACAAGAAAGGCAAACGAGAAGGTGTAACGCTATATCGCAGTAAAGAAAGTGAAGGTAACATTAAAGTCCACACTTCTAAGAAAGTACCAGGGCGAGCAATTGGTCGTGGTGTAGGTGAAACACTCCTTAGCCCTCAAATCTGGACCAACTTCCTATCTATCCACAAGATGAACCTAATGGAAGCAGCTTCTAAAGTTCCTCTAGTAACAGACGATCAGAACTTCCACAACAAGAATAAGATTCAGGACATGGAAAACCTTGAAGTTACTACTATTGAAGAAGGCAAAAGTATCAGTCCAATCCAAACAGCTTCGGTTAACAATATCCAACTCTTTGATTCAGCAGTAAATGAGTGGTTAAATCACGCTCAATTAGCTGGAGCGGCATTTGACCCCATCTTAGGTAAAGAACAGTCATCAGGCACTACTTTTAGAGGTCAGGAGCGTACTGTAGCCCAAGGACGAGGATCACATGATAAACGAAGAGGACAGCGAGCCAAGTTTATTGAGTCTATTTACCGAGACTGGATTATTCCAGACATTGTTAAAGAGATCGTAGGTGGTCAAGAGTTTATCGCTACCCTTTCAATCCAGGAGCTTCGTTGGGTACAGGAACAACTAGCCCAAAGCCATGCTGTAGATAAGTTTAAGGAAGCTATGTTTAAGGGTAAAGTTCTTTCTCAAGAAGAAATAGACCTAATTAAACAAGTGTATACTGAATCTCTATCTAAGAAGGGCAATAAGCATATGTTCAAAATCCTTAAAGATGAATTCCGAGACATCAATATTAAAATCGGAATTAATATAGCTGGTAAACAAAAAGACCTCGCTAACCTATCAGATAAAATCCTATCAGTTTTCCAATTTATCTTCTCAAACCCTCAAGCCTTCCAGCAAGCTATGGAAATTCCAGCCTTATCAGAATCATTCCATGACATTCTTGAATTTTCAGGGTTAAATCAATCTAGCTTTATGGACTTTACATCAGCAGTACCAGTACAGGCAGCACAACCAGCTAATCCTCAACAACAACTCTTACCAGCTAATCAAGCACAAGCATGAACGAGACAGAAAAAAGCAAGCTAAATCGCTTCATAAATGATATAATTATGTCTGAATCGGTTTATAAAGTTCTGTTAGATTCATTTCTCAAGCCAAAGAAAGATGCAGACGTACACGAAAAGGCTGCTTCATTCATAGCTATAGAGATGTTGCAAGGAGCATGGAAGGAGTTGGAAAGATACAAAGAGGTTACGAAGTCAGAAGAAAAAACAATTAAACAAGTCGGATATTAAAAGTAAATTTTATATAAACATGAGCTTAAAAGATATTAAGATGAAGTCGTTAAAAGATAAGATTGAAGGGGTAGTTGAAGTCGTAGCACCCAGGCAATCTAAAGTTAAGAAGCCAAGTAACAAAAAAAAGTAATATGAAAACAAACATCTATCTATTATTGGCAATTGGTGTTATAATTGGTGCAGTTTTTGGTTTTGAGTACATCGTTAATACAGACAAAGCGTTAGCAGGTGTTCAAGTAGGCAGTGAATACAATTATGCTACCACTACATCAACACAATCTGGACATAAACTGGTTAAATCAACAACAAATACATCAGTTTGTACTCTAGGATCAGTAGTAATTGCTAGTTCTTCAGCTTCACAGTTTACAATATGGAACGCTACATCAACTACTGACGTTGCTTCTAGTACAATCACAACTTTTGAAGCTAATGCAGCCGAAGGAACATACGCATTTGACGTAGCTTGTACTCGTGGAATTGTAGTAGCTCCGGCGACTGGGTTTAATGGAAACGTAGTTACTACATACAGATAGTTTTTTGACAATTACAAAAGCACAACAATCTTTTTGGGGGGGTTAGCTAGTCTCCTAAGTGGTTTGGTTGTGCTTTCCACTTAGTAGACCAGCCAACTCTCTCAAGGAGTTGGTTTTTTGGTTATCGTTTGCCACTAAACCATTTATTACAAACGAAAGGCGTTTATGATTATCGTTAAACAAATCACATAACAGTTATGAGTACTGAAGAAAACAATCAAGCAGTAAGTGCTGATACCAGCACAAATGAGTCGGAATCAAGTCAAAGTGAAACTGTCAGTCTCTCAAAAGCAGACTATGACAAGTTAAACCAGACTGTAGGCTCACTTAAAAGGGAACTCAAAGACTTGAAAAAGCCTAAAGAGGAAACTGGAGAGCAAAATTCCAAACCAACAGATAATTCATCTGTAGAACTTTTACAAAAAGCCTTTCTAAGATCAGCACAAATTACTGATAGAGATGAGGTAGATTTAGCCCTAACGACAGCTAAAAAGTGGGGTGTACCTATTGACGAGCTAGTTGATGATGAAGATTTCAAGATCAAACTTGATAAGATTCGGACTCAAAAGGCAAACGAATTAGCTACATCTGGTGTACGAGGTGACGGATCAAGCAGTAATGCTAAGTCTTCACCTGAATACTGGGTTGCTAAAGGCACTCCACCAACAGCTCAAGATGTTCCAGATAGAAAAACACGGGCTAAAATTGCTCGGGCTATGATGGACAACGCTAAATCTGGTAAAAAATTCTATAACGACTAACAGTCAAGATGGTTATCTGAATTATTCAATAATTTAGATTAACAATATGGCTACAGCCAACACAATTACTTACGAAACACTGTATGAAGATGTATTACAGGATCGTTTAGATCACCCAACCACATGGAAAGAAATGTGTGATGTGATGATTACCGATACTCGTGTTATCTCAACTTCTTACATGTCTACTACTCCATCAGTCCAAACTGTGACTCGTGGTACTGGACACGTTATGCAGACTTTCGTAGAAACCGCAGAAACATTAACAATTTCAACAGGTCGTGATCTTGGTCTATTCGTAGACTTCGCCGACCTTGCACAATCACCTTGGACAAAGCCAGCAGAATTGTTTGACCGAATTGGTGCTCTTTTGAATGAGTACATCGAATCAGCAGTTTTGGCTCAACACGCTTCATGGACTGACTTCGGTACAGCTTCTATTGGTGGAGGTGGTGCAGCAACAGACCCAATCACTGTTTCAGCTTCAAACATTGATGACATCATCCGTGGTGTTAAGCGAGAAATCCGAGAAGCTAATGGTCAATCAAAAATGAACCAATATGGTGTTGGTTTCGTATGGCGAGCAGCCGACTTTGAACTATTAGAAGCGTTTGTACAAGCTAATGGCTTCCAAACTGCTGATATGGCTCTTAAAGAAGGTACTGTAGAAGGTCTACGATACATGGGTGTTGATCACTACTGGTCTAACGATCACACTTCTGGTCACGTTTTCGCTGGTGTTAAGAAAATTCAACGTCTAGGTATCTTACGAGGTACTTATGGTCGTGCTCACACCATCGACTTCCCAGCAGGTGACACAAACACTTACTTGTCAGGTCGTTCATTCTACTCTCGTGTAGACATCGGCCACTTGACTCCTACTGCTCATGCAGGATTGGTCTTTGACATCAACGTAGCGTAATAGTTATCACTTAATCACAATCACTATGAACAAAACAATTCTTACAGTGACGCTGGTTGTGATAGCGATTATCGCAATTGGTGGATATGTTTTTCCAGTTAGACAAGTAACCCAGCAAACACTTGGTGCTTTTGTTGGGCCAGAGATCACAGATCGCATCTTTGTTAGAAGCGGTGTAACAGCAGGTGGTAGGTTAGCAACAACTTCTACTGCTAGTGCTTACACTTTAGCTCCAACAGACTTGCGCCTATCTCCGACTTATATTGACTGGACACCCAATGTCAACACTACAATCTCTCTTACCAGTACATCAACTTTCCCTTATGTTCCGCAAGTTGGTGACACAGCAGTTGTTTATGTGAGGAATGCTTCGTCAACCGCAGCTTCCACAATTACATTTGCAGCCGCTAACGCTAATGTAGACTTACAGTTTACAGAAGCAACTGGCGGTGACTTAGTATTAAATGGTCTTGATTTTGCTTCTCTAACTTTCATTCGAGAGTCAGAGAACCTAGTTACTATCCTATTTAACGAGTTTACCGAAGCAGATTAGTTGTTTTCACCCTTCGCCCCTTTATGGGGGTGAGGATGTGCAAATAACACAATAAAAAATGTCATTACAATTCTCAAATACAACAACAAAAAGAGGTCTAGTCCAATTCTATGAAAAGGAATTGGGTTACGACTATGGTTATGTATCAGGTAACACTGAAAGACTAGCGGAATTTACCGCAAGAGTGGGTAAAGCCTTAGATGATTATTTACTTATCTGGGCTAAAAACGCTGGCCTATGGCAAGCAGACGATATTAACCACACAGACTTCCAGATCATCACAACAAACCTAGTGGCTGGTCAAAGAGACTATTCATGGGTAGTAGACGAGCAAGGAAATAGGGTAGTGGATTTATCAAGAGTTTTAATCCTTCCTTCGGCTACCGCTACTGATTACATAGAGATTTTTCCAGTAGATGAATTAAAGGTACAGATCACTGATATTCTAACTGGTACAGCTCAAGGCGTACCTGGACAGTATGGAAAGATGAGTAACTCGATATTACTTGACCCTATTCCTAACTACAACGCCACCAACGGCCTAAAAATGGTCGTTAATCGTGAGGGATCATACCCAGTGGTATCAGACACCACAAAGATAATTGGAGTGCCTGTATACCACGAATACTTCTACCTCAAGCCAGCCTACGAGAAGGCAAGAATAAACAACCTTGCTAATCGAGACGAGCTAGAGAAAGCAATTGCTGATTTAGAAGGAAGTGAGAGATTGGGAGTAACTGGAAAAATAGCCGACTTTTTCTCAAAGCGAGCAAAAGACGAGAGAAACATTATGAGTCCTAAGAAAATATTATACATATAACATGGCAATTTCATTTTACAACAGCTTCAAAAAGAACGTACTCGACGGTACAATCGACATGGCAAACGACACCATCAAGATGATGATCGTAACCTCATCCTACACACCAAACGTAGACAGTCATAACTTCATCGACGACGTATCTGCTAACGAAGTGGCAGCTTCTGGTTCATATTCAGCGGGTGGACTAACTCTAGCTAGTAAAACCACTACCCAAGATGATACCGATAATGAGGGGGTATTCGACTGTGCAGACCCATCGGCAACTTCTGCGACTATTACAGGTCGTTATGTAGTGTTCTACAAAGACACTGGCACTCCAGCTACATCTCCCCTTATTTGTTACGACGATATGACATCAAACCAGACATCAACAGCTGGAACTTGGACATATACAATACCAGCTGAAGGACTAATCAACGTAAACTAATCTATGGCTGTCGCCTACGGCTCAATATCAACAGCGAAACTAGTAGATGGTGGTGATATAACAATCACTAAACCTTCTGGTTTGTCGGTAGGTGACTTTATGCTAGCCTTCATTTTTGTTAACGGTGCAGCAGGTGCTCCAATAGAACTCACTGGTTGGACAGAAGTTGAATACGATAACGAAGGCACAAATAGGGATATGGCTGTTCTGTGTAAAGTAGCAGACTCGTCTGACGTTTCAGCAACAGACTTTACTTTTCAGACTTCTTCGGGTGCAGGAGATAATGTACTTGGAGCAATTATGAGAATAACTGGTAGTTCTTTCAGTGGATCAGGAAATATTGTAGCAAGTGTAATAGAACAAGATGCAGACGCAGATGATGATAAAATAGCCGAGTTTGAGAATGGAATAACTCCACAAGCTAACTGTTTTATGGTAATGGCTATAGGATGTTCAGTTTCCTTTGGTGGCGATAACGTAATAACATCTTATGCTGTTACCAACGATGACCCTACTTGGACTGAACGAGCCGACTTTGGTGAGTCTACTAATCCTGACTGTGTTATGGGTATAGCTACAGCAACCAGAACACAAGAAACAGCCACAGGTGCGTATTCTATAACATTTAATGCAGGTGCTATTAGTAGTTTCGGTGATGGATTCGGTATTTTACTTGCCATCCAAGAGTCTACAAGTCAAACAGTCACAGGCTCAACCGGTATCCTCACCCTAACTGGTAACGCTGGAACAGTAAACGCTTCTGCCAACATAACAGGTAATACTGGTATCCTCACTCTGACTGGTAACGCCGGTACGTTCTCAAGCCCTGCACCAGACTGGAGAAACACTGATAAAAGCTCTGCCCCACCGTGGGTTAACCCTGACAAAAGCTAATTATGGATACTGAAAAACGAATAGCGGAATTAGAAAAACAAGTGAAGGACATGAAGTCTTATATTTTAGGTTTGACTGGTAATTTGAATTATAAAAATACTGTAGCTAAGTTTGCAAAGGAAGCAGTAATTCAGCAAGTGGTTCAAGTAAGTGATACCTCACCAGACTCAGAAATAGTTAGAACAGTATCAATCAGTGGTGATCCAGAAGACATTGAGGTTTTAGCATACCCAGATCAGTTTGTATTTTTAAAGGACAAGGATAATAACATTTATAAGGTAGCAGGTTGGTCAGTAACACTCTAAATATGATTGTAAACTTCTTACAAAATTTCAAACAGGAAAACAAGGGCGATAAGTCTGGAACTATTTGGTCTACAAAAAACATCGATCCAGTAGTCAACCCAGGTAAGGTAAATATCTCAAAAGTATTGGGATTTAGAACCAACACTGATGACGAAGCTAATCTTGGAGCTGCTGCCTCTGGGTTTGCTTTCACGTCAGCCTTTGCAACAGATAGATATTATGCCGTAGCCGATGATATGGTCTGGCAATCAGCTTCAGTCAATCCTAACTCTGGTTGGTCAGAAGTTTCTAGCACACCGACAGATTGTGATATTAACTCGGATATAATTGCATTTAATTCAAAGATTTATATAGCCACTCAAAACCAGTTAAAGAGCTACAATGGAACATCGTTTGCTAATATTAACGGTATTTCTTCCGTTCCACACTCTATGACTATTTACGGAAATAGATTATATATTAGTGACAACAACGAGAACATTGAATCGATGAATACATCTGAAACTTACGTCACATCTGGTTCATACACTATAGACCTCAATACCGCAACAGGACAGAGCCAACTAATAACCAAAATTATGAGTGTATCAAATGGTATCTGGATAGCTACTGTTTACACAGATAAGTCTGGTGGTGAGGTTATTTTTTGGGATGGAGTTACAGAAAATGTTGCTTCTGCTAGGTATCAAATACCACGAGGAGCCTTATCCATGACAGTCAAAGATGACAGACCATATATTATCGACTCGTTGGGTAGATTACGAGTCTTCGATGGAACTAGTTTTGTTGAGATTGGCAGGCTGCCGATTAAAGATGAAACTCTTGATAATTTTAATGATAATTCTAATGACAGATGGGTTCATCCTAATGGGATGATTGTCGTTAATGACGAAATTTACTGTCTTGTAAGAAAC